GGCGGCTTCGGCAGGGACAGAGCCGAAGATATGTGGAAATTCGGTTGGGTAAATGCAAACAGGTACAATCCTGACGTGTTCGGCCCTGAAACTGCGGCAAGGTATGTATCGAAGGACCCAAAGGGCAGGAAACGTTGGTTTTCTACCCAGAATCTTAAAAAGCCGATTGAAAGAACAAAAAAGCGAATGGTGACTAACAGATATGTCAACCGCCTTGCAAAACACAAGGATGACAGAGCGTTTTGGGAGAACAAATACCCAGGTTATACATACGAGCGAGTTGAAGTGTGCGAAAATGAGTATAACTGCCATACTTATGTTACCGCTATATTGTTTAAAAAGCGGAATTAAAAGGAGTTGAGCTATGTCGAATTTATATCGTGATGTCAAAGCGTGTTGTCCTTTTTACCAAACGCAGAAAAAGGAAAAAAGCGGTGCAATGTATATCAAATGCGAAAAAATAATA